CTCCGGGATACCTATGGCACAGCCTAGGCGTCTGACAGCCAGCCATGTGGCTCCCTTTTCCGTGATCAGGCGTGATCTCGCAGGTAACGAGCAGGCAGCGGGCCCCGCTTTTGGCGGGTATGCTGCTATGTTTGTGGCCTCTTGTAAAGGTGTAGCTCGGGCAGCTCTGAACTGTTTCTCTCGCGGTGTATGGAACACACTTTACCCCTTATCGACAAAGGTGGTTGATTTTGACTACGTTAGTTGGTCTACAGATCTGAGAGATGTCGAGATGTGCGCAGATATGGCTATTGGCAGCCACGACATTTGGTCTGAGGTGGCTTTGAGGGTGGCTCGGTCTGACCTGGACGACGCCTCCTTGGGGGCCATTGATCTAATGCTTGTAAGGCTCAGGGACACTTATCGTGCGCACAAGGCGGTGTGCGAAGGTACCATATTGGCACGCCGGGAAATAAGGGCACTAGTTACATGTAGTGACTTATTCCCGGACATGGCCGCACTTGGTGCTTTCGTTGCTCGCTGGAGGAGGTTGGGGGTCCAGGAAGTTGACCTCAACCTTCTCTACGGCGCCATCTGGCACAATGATGGCTTTCACGAGGGCCAGCTGGCTCTTGAGCAGGGTGGTGTTGCCGCCCAGGATGGAGGGGGTGTGCCTAACCCCCCTCCTGTTGGTGCTCTTGCCGCGGGGCTCGAGCCCGTCGATGCAGCTGTTGGAGATCATCCGCCCATGGAAGTCGAGTTCGCTCCTCCGGGCCTGGGTGCAATCAACGAGGTGCATGGGGCTGATGCCGTTGAACAAGGTCCGGAAGGGGAATTGCCCGCCGGTCTGGGGAATGTGGTAGGAGCGCTGGATGCAGGGTTTGGGAACCTGATGCCGGGTCTGGTGGACGAAGATGAGGATGCACAGTTGGATGCGGCGATCGTCCAGGCCTTCCCCGGATTTGTACCAGGTCTTGTGGAGGATCTAGGTGAGGTTGGAGAGATGGAGCCGGCTGGTGTGGAGTTCAATCCTTATGCCGGAGATCATTGGGACTTGTTGGAAGCTGAGCTTGGCCATTGTTTCCGTAAATTGGTCTGGGCGATGAGCAAGTCCTCGTTGGTCAGCGCCGCTGTGCTGCTGGAGGAGGTGAAAGTCAGGAATGACGGGCCGACGAGTGTCGGGTTTTCACACCCCTCTGGTGACTACACGGTTTGCGTGCACAAGGAGAGCCCGTTGTGGGACACAATCATTGGGTTCTCGGCCGGTTGGTTCTTGCCTGAACTGGCGTTTATGGCCGTACGCAGTGTGCTGACGGATATCGCTTCAATCTTCTCGACCCGTGGAACTCCGCCCCCGGCTGGCGTTATGAACAACATAGCGCGGGGGGTTTGCAGGACTGTAGAGGGTCTGTTCACCTTCGGTGCCGACGTGGTTGGATTGTTCATAAACCAGCCTATGGCTGCGAAGGTTGTTGTGGGGACGGTGTTGGCTTTGGCTGTGATTGGGAAGATCCACGCAAAGCTAGTACATCGAACTTACAAGGTTAGAGACCTGTTGGTGTGGGTGGACACTGTCCACTCAAACCCACCGTCTACTGTTGCGGTACCGAAGCCCCATCAGCAGGAGATCATGATCCGTGACACTGATGTTGAGGCAAGTGGGGGTTGGATTATTGACTACCACGCAACAGACAAGATGATGGCGAAGTTGAAAGGCCGGAGGTTGGAGAGCACTGAACTGTTAGACAATCTAGGGTTAGTGTTCTTTGGAAGCAAGATCGACATGGCTAAGCTGTCTCTGTACATGAGGACGAATGGCCAGATGAACTTGCCCTCCGCAGAACTTAATGCTGTGGTGAACGGTACTGTCCACCAGCATATGGTTCGGGAGCTCCTGAAGAGCATCATTGGTTGTAATGAGGATGGGCTGTGTTCAGTAAGGCCACATGACTGCACAGCTTATCAGGTGAAGGCTGAGAGGGTGTTGTTGCTGGAGGATTTTCAGCACGCCCTCTTGAAGCCTTCCCAGCTCTAAGGGGGCGGCCTGACGCAGTGTTGGGGTACCACTGCGATCAGGTAACGCCTTTCTTGAAACCCCTCCGCTTGAGAGACGAGCGGGTAAAGCCAGTACTTGTGTGGTTCACTGACCGCACATATCACGTCTCAGCTTACGCCATTGGTGCCCATTATATGGCGTGCCCCATCGTCCCGGATACACATTCTGGCGTCGATGTGGTAGCAAGTATCACTCACCGTGTTGCGTGTCAGAAGTTGCCTATTGACCGTGTAGAGATGCATCGGTTTAGGCACTTTGCCAGGGTCGTCATTCGGAAGTATTTCCCGAAGTTGAAGTACCTGACCACTTTCGATACATGGCTAGCGGAGAGACCATACTCCGCCAAGGTTAAGAAGAAGCTTCTTGACCGATGGAATGATTGCGGGCGAAATTGGAGAATCGCTGCTACAAGGATAAACCTGAAGAAGAGCAATTATTTCATCAAGCTGGAGCAACTGAACGGTTTCAAGTATCCACGAGGCATCTACGCACCAAGCGCAGAACTCAAGTGCATTATGGGGCCATTGGTACATTCTTTGGAGGATGTGCTGTTTGGTTTGCCCCAGTTTGTCAAAAGGATACCTGTGAGTGAGAGGCCTACCTACATCCGTAACATGCTGCGGGGTGAGCGCTATTATGCAAGTGACTTTGAAAGTTTCGAGTCCCTGATTTATGGCGAGTTGCAGCGGTTTACGGAATGCGAGGTAATCAAGTGGTGCTGTTCAGACTTGGATCCTGACCTGGTCGACTTCTGTTGCGATGTGCTCAACAATGCACGAAAAGTCGGCGCAAGTGGTCTATCCAATTTCTCTGTTTCAGCTGAGGCTAGAGCACGTATGTCAGGTGACATGATGACCAGTTTAGGCAATGGTCTTGTGAACCTGATAGCCACGTCCTACGCCTCATGGAGGGCAGGCAATATGGATGATTTTAGCCTTGCCCCGTGCGTCGTCGAAGGCGATGATTTGTTGGAAGCAATCCGCCCCAACTGCGATGTGTCTATGATACCGCGCGTCTTGGAGAAGTTAGGGATGCGCGTTAAGCAGGACGTGTTCGACGATGTTGGCATGGCAGGTTTCTGTTCTCAGTTCTTTGACTCAGATGAGCAGGAACCAGAGCCAGTAATTGACTGTCGCGAGCTGCTTTGCAAGTTCCCGTATAAGCTCGGTGGCGTGGTGCGTGATAGTGAGGCCGAAAAGCTTCTGCTAGCTAAGTGCTGTTCGCTGGCTGCGGAGGCTCCCGGCGACCCCATCTGTCGCGCTATCGTCTGCGGGTATATGAAGAATTTGAAAACTAGTGACGTAAGGGTTGGTCGAGAGGACAAGTGGTGGTTGTCCCAGGTTGTCGAGGTCCTGCCTGCCGCATTTTTGGCGAGGTGGACCGCTCCCATCCCAGACAGTCGGCGTTTGTTTTACGAGAGGAAGTTTGGGCTAACTCTCGCTATGCAGCGCGCTTTGGAGGAGGAGCTGATGGGTTTGCCCCCGTCAGGAACTGTAACTGGCTTGGCGGATATGCTGTTGCCAGAGTTGAACTGTGTGATGTGGCAGAAGTTCTCTGAACATGGGCCCGTTCAAGGATTGCTACGACAAGCGGTTCAAGATAGTTCAAGATTTTCACAGAAGTTGCAAGAATGCCTCCTAAGTCTAAGAAACCAGCTGCAGCACAAGCAGCTGCACCAAAGTCTAAGCGTGCAGGCAAACGCAAGCGAAACAGGGTCAATCGCAAGGGTCGAGATAGAAGCGCTGCAGGAGTTGTTACCGCAGCGGCTTCCTCTGGCCCTGTAAGGGGACCCATCGACGCAGCAGCCCGACCTACTGTGGTTAAGGGTCGGTTCCTGCTTGAAAGCGTCAAGGCTAACAATGGGGGGCTGTACATGGGTACACCCTGGCAGGTGAGTTGTCAATATCCACGGGATTCTAGACTCGGGGCGTTCAGCGATATGTTTGAGCGCTACAGGGTTAGGTCCTGGAAGCTGCGGTTCCAATCGACTGCGGCACTCACTGTGTCAGGTAGCTTGGTTGTGTGGGCTGATCCAGACGCCACGGCCAAGCAACCCGACACCTTGGAGGATGTCCAGGGTGCTGTGGCCAAGTCATTTTACAAGGAAGTAAAGCTGACGAACTCAATGGTGTGGGATTTGCCTCAGACCTACTTTGGGGCATGGAAGTTCACAAGCCCGAAGGACTTGAATCTCACATTGACCTCATACGGTGTGGGGGGGTGGGCGACCTACGGAGCCCCCAGCACATGGACAGAGCCAGCTGCAGGCAGGCTCGAAGTAGAGTATGAGATAGAGTTCTCTGATGTTAAGTCCACTGGCCAGGAAATTGATTCAGGCCGGGGCAAGTTCGTTGGTGGCATTCAAGCACCAACTTCAGCAGCACAAAATGTGCTGGACTACATCACTCTCAGCAAGCTGCCGGACAAGTGCAGACTAGTAACTGGGCCTGATGGAAAGAAGGCTGTTCTAGTCCAACCTGGGGCTACGTTCAATGCGAAGCTCACAGTTGTCGCCAATGTCGTGGATTCATCCAAGTTGTCTCAGGTGAATCTAGAGGTTACTGCCACTACCATATTTGGCACCTCTCTGCTGACTGCAGATTCTGACCATTCAGGGGAAGGGAATCCTGACCCTCAGAATTACACGACTGGCATAGCTGAAGGCACGACCGGTTCTAGCGCAGACTTGGTCATGGCTTACTCGTTTATAAATAGGACGAGTGAGCCAGCCTACATAAAGTTCAATTTGTACGCAAATTCGTACTCACTGGAGACGGGGCTGAATCCAATCGTCCTGAAGATCTTCTCGGTGGTTTTTGAGCTTTTGCCCAAGTTATTCAATGTGGTGAACAATTTCATCAGTGATCACATTGAGTACCAGGTTCGGGATGGTAAGCCAGAGCCAAATCAGGACTGGCCCACCGAAGCTGAGTACTTGACATCGTTCGTTGCTCGGTGCACGGAACGAGGCCAAGCACGCCTTGACAGGATGGCAGAGACTCTCCCAAAGTTGCGGTATCCCGCCGCTGCGTCTGCCCACTAGGTTTAGGTTCTAGTTAGGTTGTGGTGTGTGTTTATATATTCAAAACTATAAAAATCTTATATACAAATACAAAGATCATTTACCTTAACCCTTGGTCCAGGATTAGTGTGTGTGAGGAGCGGGGCAGCAACTCAAGACTGCCTATGTCGAGCGTCTTCTCCGAAAGTGGGGTTTTCACACACGGGTCCAGGATCTCGGCTCAGAAGGTGGGAGGGGAGGTCTGGGAAGCCTCCTCAACCACGCCCCGGGCTGGGGGGCACGCATTCACGCGGGC